TGATTCTAAAAACTTTTATCAGATGCTTAGAACATATGCAATTAATAAACTAGAACGTTTAGGAAGCTCTGATAAAAAATCTAAAAAATAAAAAAAGTTATATGTCAAAAAAGTTACAAAACGTCAAAGCTATTCAACAAATGTTGGATGGTAAACACAAATTTCAAAATAAAAAATCTATAGGTTTCTCTGATGCTGAAGATGTTGCGAAGAAAAATGAAAAACATCAAGTAGGCGATATTTGGGAGGAAACCGATTCTGTCACCGGTGTTACATATATTATAGAACAGCGAGACGGGTTTCGTGTTAAAAAAACAAAATCAAGTGAAGTTTTACAAACAGTACGAGAAGAACTTCGATCCTTTCCAAACTGCCGTAAAGATACATGTACGTGTTTAGGTAAACATCCATTAGATATAAAGATGCAAAAAGTGCACGGAATGTGTTTTGATTGCGTAATCGAAATGGAACATGATCTAAAAAAAGAAGGCAAGTATGAGGAATATGAACAAAATAAAATTCGAGAAAATGCACTTGCATGGTTACGTTCCGCGGAACAAGATGTTAACATGTTAAAACAAGCATATACAGAAGCTTCTAAATTTGTTACTAATTCAGATGGAGAAACAGAAACTTGGACCGCAAAAATGACACCGGAAGAATTTCAAGAAAAGATAGAAGAACAATTCCAAGTATTTAAAGAAAATTTTTTAAACCGATTAAATGGAGAAACAGAATCAGATGCAAACAATTAAGAAATATTGGATATGGATTGTAGCTTTTATAGGTACAATTGTAGGAGTTTTATTTTTATCAAAAAAATACAATCAAAAACAAATTGATAAAACTGACAAACAAATTGATGATAATAATAAAAAAATTAGTAATCTAGATGGTAAGATTGATGCAATCGAAGATCAGAAACAAGATGCTAAACAAGCAGCAGAACAAATTCAAGATCAAATTGATGATTTAAAAGATAAACGAGATGATATCAATCCTACGGTTGTTGAAGATACTGCTCAATTAAAACAAGACATTATAGCTAAAACTAAACGCCGGGGTCGCAAACCAAAAGGTCAATCATGAAAAAACTATTAGTTATATTATTATTACCATTAACTTGTTTTTCACAAACAGTACCAGATACATGTTTTACAAAACAAGAAATGCAAGACATTTTATTTACAATTGATTCGTTGTATGAATTAGATGATATTAATCAACAAATCATTTCTAAGCAAGAGTCATTAGTAAAAGAATTAAATTTTGTAATTCGTTTAGATTCTATACAAACGGCATATCGAATTGAACAAACAAAACTTTTACAAACAAACATCAATTTGTATGTAGAACGAGAAAAACGTTTAAAACCAAAATGGTATGATAACAAAGCAATTTGGTTTGGAAGTGGAATTTTAACTACGTTGTTTACTGGAGCAATTATCAGTGAATATTTAAAATAAATGGCTCAACCAACTAACATAAAGCAAATAATACAACAGCAGTACATGATGTGTGCTAAAGATCCTGTGTTCTTTATGCGTAACTATTGTTATATACAACATCCAAAGCGTGGTAAAATTAAATTTAATCTATACGATTTTCAAGAAAAATCATTAAGCGAATTACGAGATAACAGATACAATGTTATACTTAAGTCTCGACAGTTAGGCATTTCAACTCTATCCGCCGGATTTGCTCTATGGAGTATGTTGTTTGCAGAAGACTTCAATGTATTAGTTATTGCAACAACTCAGGAAGTTGCAAAAAACTTAGTTACAAAAGTACGGGTAATGCATGAAAATTTACCTAGTTGGCTAAAAGGTACGGTTGAAGCGGATAATAAATTATCATTAAAATTTAAAAATGGTTCACAAATTAAAGCAGTATCATCAGCAACTACAGGAGCCCGTTCGGAAGCATTGTCATTGTTAATTGTGGATGAGGCTGCATTTATTCGAAACATTGAAGAAATATGGATAGCATCTCAAGCAACATTATCAACAGGTGGTGGTGCTATTGTGTTATCTACTCCTAATGGTGTTGGTAACTGGTTTCATCAAACATGGGCCGATGCTGAAGCTAATATTAACGGATTCCATACAATTAAATTGCATTGGACCGTACATCCCGAACGCGATCAACAATGGCGTAATGAACAAACACAATTATTAGGCGAACGTGGAGCTGCACAAGAATGTGATTGTGACTTTATTAGTTCGGGACATACTGTAGTAGACGGTGGATTGCTTTTAGAATATGATGAAAAATGTGCAGATCCTATCGAAAAAAGAGGATTTGATCACGGATATTGGATTTGGGAATATCCAGATTATTCTAAAGATTATATAGTAGTAGCAGACGTCGCTCGGGGTGATTCTACAGACTTTTCAGCATTTCATGTTTTTGAGGTAGAATCTGTAACACAAGTAGCAGAATATAAAGGAAAGCTTCCTCCTAATGATTTCGGAAACATGTTAGTTACAGTCGCATCCGAATGGAATAATGCATTACTAGCAATAGAAAATGCAAATATTGGATGGGCTGCAATACAGCCAGCAATAGATAGAGGATACCAAAATTTACATTATACATATCGTGATGATGGGTACACTGATGAATCAGTTCAACTCAAAAAAGGTTATGATATGAAAGATAAATCACAAATGGTCCCGGGTGTCTCTACAACGACAAGAACACGTCCATTAATGATATCTGCATTAGAAATGTATATGCGGCAAAAAACACCTACTATTCGTAGTAAAAGACTAATACAAGAACTATTTGTTTTTGTTTGGCTAAATGGTAAAGCTCAAGCACAACAAGGATATAACGATGACTTAGTAATGTCATTTGCGATTTCATTGTGGCTACGAGATACAGCACTTCGATTACGGCAGCAAGGCATAGACTTAAATAAACGAGCACTATCACAATTTCAAAAAACAGCACCGGTAATTTTTACTAACAAACCCAATGCCCGGGATACGGGTTGGTCATGGGATACTGGTTTCGGCGATGAAAGTTTAACATGGTTAATTAAATAAACCATTGGTTCTACGGATAGTTATATTTATATTAAAAAAGAAATATGGCGTCATTAAGAAAACGTTTACAGAATTTATTTAGCACCAATGTAATCGTCAGAGCATACGGAAAAAATCAAGTACGTGTTGTTGATACAAACCGTTTACAAAGTGTTGGGAATCTAGCACAAAGTAAAGTTGCTGACAGATATACTAGATTGCATGGTGCAAACAAACAGCGTGTCGGCGGAATGGGCGGCTACGATTCAAACTACTATATGCATCAAAATCGTATGCAATTATATGCAGATTACGAAATGATGGATAAAGACCCTCTAATTCATTCTGCGTTAGATATATACTCAGATGAATCTACATTAGCTGATCAATTTGGTGAAATCTTAACAATTAAAACTAATAAAACAAACATACAAAAAATACTTTATAATTTGTTTTATGATGTTTTAAACATAGAATTTAATCTATGGGCATGGATTCGTAATGTAACCAAATATGGTGATTTTTTCTTAAAATTAGATATTGCCGATGAATATGGTGTAATTAACGTACGTCCATTTTCTAGTTATGAAATTGAACGTTGGGAAGAATTTAATGAAGCAACTGGTGAATATGAAATTAAATTTAAACATGTAGCTTCAGAACAAATGTCATATGACACATTTGAAATTGCACATTTCCGTATGTTGTCAGATTCTAACTTTTTACCGTACGGTAGATCTATGTTAGAAGGGGCTCGTAAAGAATTTCAAAAACTAATGATGATGGAAGATGCAATGTTAATTCATCGTATCATGCGAGCTCCTGAAAAACGTATTTTTAAGATTGATATTGGTAATATTCCACCAAATGAAGTTGATACATTCATGGAACAAATTATCAATAAAATGAAAAAAATTCCACATATTGATCCAAACACTGGTAACTATAATCTTAAATTTAATCTTAACAACATGTTAGAAGATTATTACTTACCAGTGCGAGGAGGTCAATCATCAACTACCATTGATACATTACCTGGTATGACGTTTACCGGAATGGATGATATTGAATATATCAAAGATAAAATGATGGCTGCACTTAAAATTCCTAAGCCATTCTTAGGATATGCAGAGGCTGTAGAAGGAAAAACTACATTAGCATCAATGGATATTCGATTTGCTAGAACCATCGAACGTATTCAAAAAATAATTGTATCAGAATTAACTAAAATTGCAATTGTACATTTATATGCACAAGGATATTCCGGCGAAGACTTAATTGGATTTGAATTAGAATTAACATCTCCATCAATTATATATGATCAGCAAAAAGTTGCATTAATGAATGAGAAAATAACCTTGGCTAATGCAATGAAAGATAGTAAATTAGTTTCAGATAAATACATATATGAATACATATTTAATATGTCAGAAGAACAATGGTTATCAGAACGTAGCAATGTTATTGAAGATTTAAAATTAAGATTCCGTCAAAATCAAATTGAACAAGAAGGAAACGATCCAGCTGTAACAGGAGTATCATTTGGTACGCCGCATGACTTAGCAACAGTACATATGTCAAGTAGTGAGGTTGAGGAAAAGGATAAGGGAGGTCGACCAAAAGAAGGAATAAAATCCGGACAACATAAAAATGAATTTGGATGGGATCCAACCGGTCGTAAAGAATTACGTCAGGCATTTAATCCAGAAAATCAAAAAAATGCGTTTCAGCCGGATCCAAATTTTAGAAATAGTGTTGTTAATATAGCAGCAGAAAATTTTGTCAGAAAATTAAAATCCACTAAAAATAAAAATATTACTGTGATTACCGAATCTTTAAAGGTTAATGAAACTATAGATAATGATAAAGATGCTGGTACAATGTTAGATGAAAATAACATTTTATAATTACAAACATATTTATTAAAAAGAATTAAGGCACGTAAACGGCATGAAGAAATTAAAACATTCAAAATATAAGAACACTGGTATTCTATTTGAAATGTTGGTTAGAAAATTAACTTCAGAGACATTATCTTCGAATAAATCGGTTACAGTAGATATTATCAAAAAATATTTCGGTAAAAATACAGAATTAGCAAAAGAATTATACTTATATAATAGTTTGTTAAAAGAAAATTTTAAAACCGAAGCGCAAGCATTGGAATATATTCGTACGGTTAAAGCATCTCATTCAAAATTGAATCAAGCAGTTTTGCGTAGACAAAAATACAATCTTGTAAAAGAAATATCAGAAAAATTTATATTTACTAATTTGGCAAAAATACAAATTAATAATTATAAAGAATTAGCATCAATTAATATGTTGTTTGAATATGATGAAACTGATAATCCTAAGCGATTATTAGAATGCAAAAATGTAATCATACAAAACGGTTTAATATCAAGTAAAAAACCAACAATTAAAAAAGATGAATTATTAGAAACATTCCAGTCGCAGAGTAAAGATATAAGACTGTTATCATATCAATTATTGGTAGATAAATTCAATACAAAATATTCAGTATTATCAGAACAACAAAAATCTTTATTAAACAAATACATAACAAATGTTAATGATACTGCCGCATTAAAAACATACATTCAGAAAATTATTCCTAGTATAAAAAGAGATTTAGCACTACAAGCAAAACAGATAACAGAACCAGTTACAAAAATAAAAGTTGCAAAACTATCAGAAATGTTGTGCAATGTTGAAACAATGAAAGTTATTAAAGAATCTCATGTATTATCACTATTACGTTATTTTGATTTAGTTGATGAATTAAAAGGAGTTCATTCATGAAGTCGTTTCTTAAAGAAATAGAAGATAAATTCATTGAACTAGAAGAAGATAAATTATCAAATCTAGATTATGATGGGGATGGTGAGTTAGAATCACCTGAGTCAGAATATAAAGGTTCCCGCGATAAAGCTATTAAAAAAGCGTTGCATGATGATGAAGAATTAGATGAAATGTCTACAACTGGGGGAGTTGCTGGATATAATACTCCGGCTGCATTTAGAAAAACAGTTAAACGTGTAGGATATGCAACCGGTATAGAAGAAGCAGTTAATAAACCGCCAACATATTCATATAAAGACGAGCGATATCAAAAACCAGAATCTTCTGAAGAAGAATACATGGATAAATTTCCATTTGCAGATGATGATAATCAATGGCAACATAAATCATATGAATATCCATCAAAACCATTAGTTTCTAAACATAACTATAAAGATGAACCAGCACATAAAACTATTAAAGCTGAAGTTGAATATGATTGGTCCGGAGTTAAAAAAAGTCGGGTAACAGAAGCATTAGACAATAAATACGAACAACTTATCGAATCATATAGAAAATTCGCTACAGAAAATTCAAAAATTACTCCAGAACAAAAAGTTAAACGAACTATACAGGAAGTAGCAAAACGATTACGCGAAATAGAACAATTGGTTAATTACAATTCTAAATTAAAAAATGAATCGAATATTGCTGCAGATGCATATGGACCAAAAACAAAAAAAGCATTAACAGAAATTTCAAATCGTTTGATTAAAATATCAGAACGCGTAAGATCATTAGGGGAATAAAATGTCAAAACAACTCATGTTAGAATATATGCCATTCAAGCCTGTTGGTTCTTTAAAAGAATCAAATGGAGCTGCATATGGAGTTCCGGGTGGTTTTGTAGTACAAGGAGTTTTACAACGAGCAGGTTCTAAAAATCAAAATGGACGAGTATATCCTAAACATATACTAGAACGAGAATGTCGTAAATATCAAAATGAATATATTGATCAACACAGAGCATTAGGTGAATTAGATCATCCAGAATCATCCGTAGTTAACTTGAACAACGTATCGCACAATGTTTTAAAAATATGGTGGGATGGTGATGATTTAAAAGGAGTAGTTCAAATTTTAGATACACCATCTGGTAAAATTCTTAAAGAACTTTTCAAAGCTGGAATTACATTGGGTATTTCATCGAGAGGATTGGGATCAGTCAAAGAATTACGTAACGAAGGTGTAGTAGAAGTTCAAGAAGATTTTGAATTGATATGTTGGGACTTTGTGTCTAATCCATCTACACAAGGGGCGTTTATGCGTCCAACAAAAATGAATGAGTCAGTTTCAAAAACAACGAATAAATACGAACGTGTAAATAGTATAATAACATCCATTTTATGTGAAGATGGAAAATGTAGGATATAATATGGATAGTCCAAATTTAAAAAGATTGCTTGAAATGATGATTGGAGAAGACGAACAACCAAAAGTTTCAAGAGAAGAAAAACAACAATTTTTAGCACAAGTAAAAAATTTTAGTCAAATGGGTCATATGGTTTATGGTCGTGGTAGTTTAGAACAAATTACGAATCGTGTAAAAAATATGGTTGATAAAGCAGAACGTATTTCCACTGAAAATGGAGATTGGTTTGATGGAGTAACTGTTAAACGTCATATGAAACAACTCAATGAGTCGTACAAAGTTTTTGAACAAACAGCTAAAGAAATGAATATTTTACAACAAAGATTAGCAGCTGCATATGAAGATATTGCACAGGGATTAAATAGATATTTCGATGTTGGATAATTTGTTTTTTAAAAAAATATTCATATATTAAGGATATATAATGAATCAACTAAAAAAATTATATAAAGATTTTTTCGGCTTAACAGAACAAACAGCTGCTACCCCATCATTATCAAATAAAGGAGCAGTTAAAATGTCAAAAGCATCTAAACCTGAGGATATTAAAAAAATAACTGATAAAGGTGTTGATGTTAAATTGGAAGGTGCTGAAATTGAAGAAGCTCAATTAGTTAACAAAATAACTGATTATCAAGGCGGCGTTCAAATGATATTTTCAGATCCATCAACTGCAAAACAAACCATGTTAGATATTTTAGGATGGGCAAAGAAAAAAGGATTTGATATTATTAATAAAGAAATATATACAACTGATGCTGGAAGTAAAGCAGGTTATATTTATTTTCGAATGGGAGAGAATTCATATAAAGATTCTCAAAGAATTCAAGGATATATATCACAATCACCAGGCATTAGTAAATTTAGATTTAAAGTTAAACAATAAGTTATATGAACAAAAAACAAAAACAACATCAACAAATCGTAGCCGGAAATTCATTGGCAGTAAACGTAACCGGAACTGATATGTATGATTTAACGTATGCATTAAAAACATGGAAACGCAAAGTTAAATCGGCGAATATTTTAAATTCAGTTAAAGACCGTAAAGAATACATTAAGCCTAGTGTAAAAAATAGATATGCAAAACAACGGGCTTGCTATATTCAACATATTAAAGATCAACATAATAATTGATAATAACTAATTATTTGTAGGCCCTAATTTGAAAAAGTTAGGGCTTTTTTACTGTTTTTATAAACTTGCTTATATTTATATTGGAATACGCTATTTCATCTATATAGCGTTAACGTTTATAAAAAATATTCTATTAAGATTTTTAAATAATCTTATTTCCAAAAACAAAAATTTAAGGAGTAAACTATGGCAAAATCAGATTTGCTAAAAGAAGCAATTGCTGACGCTCGTGCTGTAAAAGAAACAGCTTTAGCAAATGCAAAAATCGCTCTTCAAGAAGCATTCGTTCCTAGAGTAACAGCAATGTTCGGAGAACAACTAGAACAAGAACTAGTCGGAGAAGACGAAGACGCTATGAATCCAGAAATGTCCACAGAAGGTATGTACGGCGAAGGTATGTATGAAGAAGAGGACATGGATATGGAAGCTGGTGCTGACGCTGGAGCTGGAGAAGATGCAGAAGGAGTTAATTGGGTTGATAATGATATTTCATTTTCAGTAGGTGGCGACACATATGATTATGAAATTTCAGAACCAGCTAGTGAAGAAGAAGAAGTTGCTGCAGCCCCAGCAGCTGGCGGAGATGAATTCGAAGAGGGTGGTGATGAAGAGGATTTGAATCTTGAATCACTGATCCGAGAATTAGAAATGGATGCTAATGCAATGGCTGAACCAGATACCATGGACTTAGAGACCGAGGGTATGTATGAAGAAGACGATATGATGTCAGATGAGCCTATGCCAGAAGACCCTGCAAACGAAGGTTATATCGACGAAATCATTGAATCAATTCTTCGTGAAGAAGATATGGACGGTAAAGAAAAAGAAGATATTGCAGAAGAACTCGAAGATGCTAAAGAAGACTTAGCAAACAAAACTGAAGAGTTGCAAGAAGCTATCCGCACAGTTCGTTATCTTAAAAGTGTTATCAATGAAGTTAATCTTCTTAATGCAAAACTTCTTTACACAAACAAATTGTTCCGCAATTTTGAGTTGAA